TTAATTTATATTTTCCAACTTACTCATCATATCTTTATCCATCTGTTCGGTAACATGACTATATATCTGTAAAGTTGTTTTATAATCTTTATGGCCTACACGATCCATTATTGCACGCAGTGACACGCCTAGTTGTGATAATAAGGATATGTGACTGTGACGCATAGTGTGCGTTGAAATATCTTTTTCAATACCTACATTCTTTGCAGCGTTCTTAATGTTAGCATTAATAGACGATAAGGGCATAGGACTGCCTTTACTATTTGTAAATATGAAGTTTCTCTCTTTAAAATTACTGTCCCACTTAGCCGATTTCTTATTTTCCAACATTACCTTACGCAATATCTCACAACTTCTAGTGGTAATAGATATAGTGCGATAAGAGGCTTCAGTCTTAGTTGTATCTTTAAAGCCACGTACACCATCTTTAGTTATCCATGCTATTGTACCATCAATCTCAATCTTTTTATTCTTAAAATCAATATTTTCAGGTTGAAGTGCTAATAACTCACCAATTCTTAAACCGTTAAGCACTTGAAACTCAGTAATGTATGCAGTCATCATATATGAGCGTTTAATATAGCCTTTATTACTAGTGCTTGCCTTATAGTTAAGTTCATCAATGAGTTTATGTACTTCATTCATTTCTAGGTAATTCTCACGTTTAGCTTTGATTTCTTCTCTAGTTACTGCTTTCTTAGGTAATGACACGTTATCTATATATGATATATCTGAGATATTGTATCTTTGCTGAGCGAACTTCAATACACTTTTTATAAGGCTCACATTGACCTTAATTGTAATGTGTTTAATATTATTTTCTTTCATTGATGTATTTATGTAATCTTGAATAACTTGAGCATTCATCTTATCGACTAGAATATCCTCATTTATTCGCTCTTTGATGTGAGCAAGTCTGTAAGTTTTTGCTCTTATAGTTGACTGTTTAGATCCAGATATTAACTTATAATGTTCAAACCACTCATCACATGCAGCATGGAAAGTTAGTGTCTTGAGTGTAGTAGGTGTTTTATTATTTTGCTTTTCTTCTATACGCTCATTTAAGCGTTTCTGAGCCTCTTTTTGTGACTGCTTACCATTCTTATTAAGTACCACGCTAACACGTCGCCATTTGTTTGTGAGTGGATCTTTATACTTCTCATAATAGCGATATTTAGTTTCACCATGTTTATTAGTAAATTTCTCATGCCACATGTTATCCCTCCTAAAATTAACGGTAGATAAAATACAAGTAATTCTTTATTAAATAAATGATGATATTATTATTGCTATTAACATTAATCTATCCTTTCAATATTTATATGCTGATTATCCATATAACTAATTGTTCTCAATTAAAATAGATAGGTGGGCTATACACAAAAATAATAGGTTATTTTAAACCTTCTTGTTCTAGTTCTCTATCATGTTGTTCCATAGCAGCTTGTTGTTCTTCTGGAGTAAATTCTTCTACATCTTCATCATTGATATTTTTATCCTCTTCATATCTTTGTTTTGCATATGCCTCCATTTCTTCAGCAGCTCCAATATCACCGTTAGGAATACCAGTATAACCATTTTCTTTTGCTACCCTAGCATTAGCTTTCATTTGATCTTGATTTAGTAGACCACTAGCACTATCATATTCGCTATTTTGATTGTTATTAGCTTGTTGAGTTTGTTGTTGCTCTTGAGTTGCAGTTTCTTGTGTTTGTTGCTGAGATTGAACTTGTTCATTTGTAGCAGTTTCTTGTGTGTCTTGTTCTTCAGTAGAGTTATCTTCTTGTGTAGATTCGTTATCTTCATTTTCTTGAGATTTCTTTTCTTCTTTAGACTTTTTATCTTCTTTAGTGTTCTTATCTTTTTTATCGTCAGCTTTCTTTTCAGTAGTGCTTTCTGACTTTTTATTCTCATCTTCCTTAGTGTCATCTTGGCTACAAGCACTTAAAACAAGTGTAGCTGCAAATAATGTTCCTAGTAATCTTTTCATATGTATGCTCCTTAAGTTTATTACCTTTTATATTCATTTTTCTATGGTGTATTGTGCATTGATCGTCACGCTTTACTGTTAAATAATTGGACATAAGATTAACTAAATATAGTTATCTAAACTAATTTGTCATCATCATGTATTATCATAGCTAATTCTTCTAAAGTTAAATTGTTTATTGAATTTGATAAAAGGTGTAATTTATCTTCTTGTTCTCGCACATGATGACTCAAAATCTCTTCATTTTCAATAGAATTTAATAAATCAGGATTCTCAACTAATTCTTGAAAAACAATTTTATTAATAGCTGCATAAATTTTGTTAATCATTCTTTCTGTTAACGGTATAGTAGCCAGAGGTTCACCTTCAATTTCTTTTTTAACATCGTAAACAAGTGGACTACATTCTTCTAGAATATAATTCAATTTAAAATATGAGTATTCTAAAACTTCAATTTTCCCTAATCCGTTTTCTTTAATTCTTCCAGATTTAAGCAACCATTTGTATACTTCACTATCTTTTTCAACTTTATGAGTTTTGCCAGTAGCAGTTGCTAATTTATTGAATAAATCTTCGTTACCATCTGGATCGAGTATTTCGCTTATTTTTTTTAAAACTTCTCTAGAAGGAGTAGCTTTATTATTCTCAATTTTACTTAGATACGCATGAGATAAATTTGTTTTCCTTCCTAATTCAACAAGCGTCATATTTTTTTGTTTTCTATAACTTTGTATTAATCTTCCATGAGAGTCACTCATTGCAAATAATTCCATTTTTTCTACCTCCTTCTTATTATTGTAACAAAAAAAGTTAAAATTATGATTAAATTAAAAAAATGTTCTTGAAATGTTCCTTAAAAAGTTATATTATAGGTTTGTAAGATAAAAATGTAACTTTATATAGTTACATTATGAAGGGAGTGAGAAAATGAATATAAAACCTAAAACAGAAATTATAAAATTATTGATGTTTAAAAAAGGGCATTCACTTAGAAGTTTTTCTATTGCTAATAATTTATCAGCACCTTATTTAAGTGATGTATTAAACCTCAAAGTAATTCCTAGTGGAAGATACGCTAAAAAAATTGCTAATGGATTAAATGTAGAAATAAGCGAAATTTTTGAAATTGAACAAAAGGAGGAGGCCTAAACTATGCCACATGTTAAGTTGCAAGATTTACCAACTAAACAGAATACTGCACTTGAAGAAAAGCAAATCGTATTCCCAGTTAAGTATGCAAAGCCTAAATTATTAAGTGAGTTATTTAATTGTAGTTATTCAACAATTCGAAGATTACTCATTTCATATGATGAAGATAATTTAGGCATAGAGAGTATGTATTTTGATATTAGTAGCACACTCACACTTGTGAATGTAGAAAAGTTTGAAGAATTTTTAAAACGTAAACACAAAAAATATTTATAAAAAATCGAAGGTGATATAACATGGCCAAATTTTTATTCAAACTAATGTTAATTTCAGTAATTTCATTCATAAGTGGTTGGTTACTAGGAATACATGTAGCTTTCACTATTTACATGTTAGGTAGTGTGATTGCAGCATTTAATATTGAAGAAAATGGAGGAGTAGTAAATGAACAATGATATTAAAGTAATAAAAAGCATTTATAAAACACTTGATTATGCAGTAAAAGATAAACGTACAGAATACACTCACATAGTAGAAGAAGGCAACCAAGAGTGGAAAGAAACACTTAATCGTGAACAGCAACTACAATTCATTTGTGAGTGGGTTATGCAGCAAATAGAAAACAATTTTGAATGGGAGAATAAATAAGATGGATATTTCAAAAAATTTAAAAGAAATGAAACAAGTTACATTTAAATATGGTGAAACAAAATATGCATTAGGTCGTGCTTTTGCACACAATGAAATGCTTAATGCATTAGCAACTTATATGGATACCTATTCATTAAATGAGCGTGAAGTCGAAGCATTAGAGCAATTTCAAAGAATAATCAGAGATGACCTAGAAATAGAAGAATCAAATGTTCAAACACTTATGAATGAACTTGATGAATTATTGCGATAAAGGAGTGAAACAATGGCTGCTTAAGTAGATGTCAATAAACAAAATATCATGCGAGCTATTAATTGGATCATCAATAATGAAGAACAAATTATATTTGAAAGTCAAAATCAATTAAGTTTCTTTAATCGTGAAGATTTAGAAAAAATCGACTACTGCAAACGTACTTTAGAAAGTTTACTAGAAGCTAAAGAAATCTATAATAAACAAAAAATTAGTTAGGAGAGTAAAAAATGGAAAATCTAAAATATCAAATCAAAAGTATAAAAGAAGAAATTGAATGTACCAATATACTTTCAAAACTTAACTCAGTTAGGAATTTAATCGCAGATGAAATGGAAAACATTGAAGATTATAAATCATTGTTAGACGCAAAAAATGATGTAGTAGCTTCTTACACAGCGAAACAAAATTTAGAATATAATTTCGTTTTACAATCAGTTATCAATGCAATCTATACAGATGTTGAAGCAATGTATGAAGAAATTGGAAAGCATTACGAAAACGCAACGAAAGAAATAGAAAAAACGTTACCTGATAACAATAGTTTGGCGACTAAATCAGATAACGCTTAATAAATGCAATTTGCAAATCAAATGCACAGGAATAATATAACATTTCTGTGCTTATTCTTAAAACACAAAAATGAAAGGCTGATTAAATGAACGAAGTTTCTTTATATAATAAACATTATCAATTCCATTCTAAATTAGATAATGTTGATACACCTAATTTATCTCGTATAAAAGAGATTAGTAAACGAATTTACTTTGCTGCAATTACAACAGAAAAACAAATTTTTAATAATAAAGGAAGTGTTTATCACCAAACAAAAGATGAATTTGCAGGTGATTACATTAATAACCTTACTTTAGATTATACCATAAAACCTAGAGAAATAGGTGCAGTCTATGGAACTATCTCTGTTAAAACAACAGTAGAGAATGGTGAAGAAAAGAAAGAGGCACATTTTAAGCCTAGTAAAACAAATAGCTATGCAAAGTTTATTATTGATCTAATTACTGAAAAAGTAATTTACTCAAAAGAATTGGATAGCTTTATCAAACTAAAAAATAATCAATATGAAATTATAGATAATACTAATTTTTCATTAGAATATCCAGTAGACAATAAGTATCATATCAATGATTTTCTTGATGTAATGCTAGAGGTTTACAAAGAATTTTTCATTAATGATTATCAATATAACATCTATCCTTACGCTATTGCAGGTAATGATTGGATATATAATTGCAGAGAATTAGAATTTGTAGATAAAAACATTACTAGTAACGATTACTATATCATCAAATATGATGTAGATAAGAAGGACATAAACACTAACCTAGCACAACAATTCTTTGACTTAGTAAGCGACAATGAACGCAGTAAGAATAATTTAATGTTGGTACATGCTTATACTATGTATCGAAAAATGAAACTTATTCAAGCAGAAAAATGGTTCTTAATCAAAGACTTTGGGCGATCTGGTAAAGGTTTATTTATGGAAACTTTTGAAGAATTGCTAAAAGTAAACAAAGTCAATTTTGATAGCTTATTATCATCTGGCTTTGAGGCTGCAAATGAATGGCTTAACTTTTATGGTGCAGATATTGCTCATGCAAATGAAACAGGTGAAATTAATAAAGGTATGATGAGAATATTACGCAAAATAGCTACTGGTGAGAATATTTCAGGGCGTGGCATACAACGAAATAACGTTAAGTTTAAAAATAATGCAGTATTAATTTTAGATACTAATGAAAGTGTTGATACGGGAGAAATTACAGCTAATAGAACACGTACAGTTAAGATTGCATTTAAGGATAGACCGAAGAACGAAACTGATGAAGAACGTTATAAAGTATTTAAACCATTTTGGGACTTTGTTAAGCCTAACGGGAAAAACTCAGTCAATGCATCAGTATCATTTTTAATATTAAGTCTTGAGTATCTTAAACAAATAGGCAGAGAATTTAAGTTCAATAACGTAACACTTAAAAACTATTATGATGAAGATGAATTAACTGAAACACAAAAAACTATGCTCAAAATTTTATCAAAACAAGGCTTTATATTGTCTGGTGATGAAACATTACAACGTTTAATAGATCAAGATTATTCTAGCTTAAGATATAAAAATGCTAAAGACGATATGAAAAAAATTGGCGTTAGTATTAACAATCAAAAGAAAATAGATGGAGTTAATACTAAAGTTCACAAAATAGGTAATGCTGAGTTATTTAAAATGGCATTAGAACTTATTTCCGATTATTAAAGTTACCGTAACTCTTTAGTAACTCTTAAGGAAATTCTTGAAATATTGATATAACAATCAGTAACCTATATAACCCTTGTTCGAATATTGATTAATATTTACTAATTATATAGTTGGTAGTATAGAGAAAAATAAAGGTTATTAGAGTTACTGGTTACTTATTTTTGGAGGTATTCTCATGAAAATGTACAATGCAGCAAAGTATCTTCTTAGTAAAGATGTGCAAGTTGTACCCTTAAACGATAATAAAAAGCCAACAGTATCATTTAAGAATGTAACTATTGATGATGATTTTATAGATAATAACTTTTTAGCATATACAAAGACAAATGTATTAGGTGTCCTTACTCGTGGTTTATGGTGTATCGACATTGATATTAATCACGTAAATGGTGAAAGTGGCTTTGATAGTTTGAAAGACATTCCTTACTATGATGAGTTTGTTACTAATGCACAAAATACGCTAGTGCAAACAACAGCAAGTGGAGGAAAGCATGTAATATTTAAAAAACGTGAGGGCATTGAATATGCTCAAAAAATAGGATATTTACCATCAGTAGACATTAAAGCACATGATAATAACTATTTTGTACTAGCAGGAAGTAAAACAGCTAAAGGGCTATACACTAGTAATAAGAAACCAGTAATCGCTTATGATGGTGAATTTGAAGATCGTATATTTTCAAAGCGTGGAAATTACCTACAACAGACTATGGAAAAGTTCTCAGTAAAAAGTGTGTTGCCTAACCACAATTTCAATCATTTACAATATACTGGCAAAGGTGGACTAGGTAAAGAGGCATACAATCGTGTAATTAATGGTGAAAGCATAGAACGTAATAATGATGTATATAAGGCCATTAGTTACGCATTACAATGTAACGTTGATATAGAGCCTCTAAAAGTAATTATCGGTGATGTTAAAGCAAATGGTGATGAATTTACTTTAGAAGAGTGGGAGGCCTCATATAATAGTGCAAGAAACTCATTACGAATTTAATATAGATGACGAATTAAGAAAACTAGATTTATTAGTTGGAATATCCGAAGAAATGTACTACTGCTCAATTAGTCGTATATCAACATTGTATCTTGAAAACTTTGGGACTAAGTGGGTAGCATGGCGTGAAACTTACGATTTACAGAATAATAAAAGAGTATCGTATAGAACAATAGCAAATGGCAGTTTTGAATTAGTAACTGCAAGAACTAAAAACTATTTAAACTACATTAAAAGAAAGCAGGGAATAAAATGAACGTAGAAATTATAGCAAATGAATTTGAAACTAGAGCAGCAACATTATTAAGATATTTTACTGGACTATGTGAAAGTAGTTATAAATTACCTTTTGCATTTAAGATTTATAATGATCCTTTTAATACTGTGTATTTAGTAAGTAAAGGTAAAATGTATGCTCATGTATTAATAAAAGATTGTGAAGTGAGAAAATCTTTTGAGATTGCCTCAGAAAAGCATACTGAGAAACTTATAGAGAGCATTGAGGGGTATTATACTGGTTATGATTTACATGATGGCACACATGCTACTGTAAGTGATATGATGGCTGAATTTATGTTTGATAATGATTATTTCATGTATGGACTGGAAACTTTTGTAGAAAGTAATAATAGCGATATGTTCGATTATATGAGTAGAGAGTTTGGAATAGAAGAACTTGAGAGTGTTCAATCTAGCAACGCAGATGTTATAGGTAACATGGAGATGTTGTATCAGTTAGCTACTGGAATTAATGAACCAGCACCAGAATTAGTTGAGGGCTTGAAAATCATTACTGAGTTTATTCAGAATGAGAAGGCTGATAGAAAAGACTACTTAGCATTAGAACTTAAATTAAAAGGTTTGAAGAACTCTTATTACAATGGAGTAAAAGCATAAAATTTATAGGTCATGCACTTAGTAGGTGTATGGCTTTTTTATATGTAAATCGTAATTGTTAAGATTTGTTAATGATTTTAGATTGAGTTAAGGTAATAAGCGAACATTAGTTCTATAATAGAAATTGTATGAAATTGTATGAAAAGTAGTATAAATGCTTTATTTATAGTGTTAAACGGAATGTTAAGAAGTTATATAAATGTTATTAAAATAAGAACATACGTTTGTAATTTGAGTGTAAATTTAGTATAATAGAGTTGTAGGGAACTCCTGCACAATCGAAAGGAGTAATAGTGGAATTGTTAAGCATTAGATGATTGTATTAACTAAAAATAAAATGGAGGTTCACAATGCCCACTATTATAAAAAATGAATTAACGAATGATCATATTAAAGTATTAAATGTATTACGCAACACTAAGCACAACATTATTACAAAACAGAATATATTTAATCAACTTAATATGGAGTTTACTAAAAACAATGAAAGATGGTTACAACATACTATTAATAGTTTAGTTGTAGATTATGGCTATCCAATCGGATATAGCTATAAGAAAGATACTAGAGGTTATTTCTGGATAAAATCAAAAGAACAAATGGACTTAGCCTTATTAAGTATTAAGCGTCATATCGAGGGCAGTATGAAACGATATGAGGCACTAAAGAAAATTGAGATTTAAGGTGATGTAGTGAGTGCAGCAATTGAAATTATTCAAGAGAAAGTTAGCGATTACGAATTGTTCACTAGATTTAATACTTACTACATTCAATCAAGAATAGCACTCATAGAAAGTGATATAGAAGATATGTATGACCGAACTACACCTAGTTTATGTAGTGATACTGTATCAGAAAGTATTTACTATGAGAGTTATTCCGTTGAAAATCTAGCAATCGCTATATTAGAAGAACGTCAGAAATTGGAACGGTATAAGAGTAGAAGTCAAAGAGATTTAAACGCCTTTTATACTGTTCTAGGGCGTTTCTCTACTAAAGAGCAAAAGTATATTAAAAACTATATTAATACACGCTCAGAGGCTCATATGAATGTGATAGAGCGTTTTAAGATTGAACTACACAAATATATTCAAACAAATAGAAATGAGCGTAATAAAGGTATAGAAAACAATTATTCATATATAAATGACAAGCGTCAAAAAGTAAAGACTTATCCTCATAAGTTGACGCTTAACCAAGAGAAAGCACTCAGAGAAAAAGAAGATGGTGCTACTGAAAAGAATATGAATAATGATGAGTTTGTAGCAAAATTGAATGATCTAGATAAGAAATCATTTAAAGAATTTATTTATAACAGAAATGAAAATAATATCGACTTTGAGAAAGTCTTAATATTGCTGCAAACTATACCGAAACGATTACCACAAAAAGAGATTAAAAAGCCATATAACTACATAAGAGAAATAGGCTTAAAAACTAATTGAAACGAGGAATTTAATTGAAAACTGCAAAATATTTTGATGAATACAACGAATATGTCACAGGTCAAAGAGAGAATATCAATAAACTTGAAAATGAGCGTCAAGAGTTATCGCAACGAATTGAAGAAGATAAAGCAAAATATAAAGAATTAATTGCTAACTCACAAGATGATGAGGCTGACGCACTCTATACTACATTTGATAGTAATGAGAAGAAATTGAAAGCATTAGAGAAACGCTTATCGACTAAAAAAGAAGTGTTTGACGAGGCTAGACGTAAAAAGGCGATTGAACTTATTAAACATCAAGCAGATTTACCTCATTTGTACAAAGAAGATAAGCAAAGACTATTAGAAAAATTCTATCCAATCATTGAAGAATTTAATGAAGTCTTAGATGAAATTAATGATTTAAATTCTAAATACGAAGAAGAGTATAATCGTTACACTATTCCATATCATAGAGAAAACTTTGATAAAGACGATGAAGTAAAAAGGGAATTGCGAAATCACTTTAGAGATATTTTATATAGTCCGTATATTACAGGTATAGAATTACCGTTCACAAATCAATACAATCATAAACTTAAATTTAGAGGTGATAAATAATGTCTAGAACACACAATTTAGATAAGGTATCCAACCATATCATGTTAGAAACTGATTTATCAGAGAAAGATCGTGAGAAGTTATTAGATATCGTTGAGGCTCAAATTAACCAAAATAATAATGAACAACGTAGAAAAGAATTATCACAAAAATCAAAAAGAGATGTAAGTTTTATGCAGATGGCTAGAGAAAATCGTATTATCAAAGGTTAATATCATACACGCCTATCCTTAGTGGTAGGCTCATTTTATTTGTGAGGTGCATACATGAACCTTAAAAGAGTAAACTACTCACTATCCTATTATGAAACTAAAATATCTGAATATACTTTACTAACTGAGTACAACCCAAAGTTTATCAATACCAAGATTAAAGCTATTACTACACAAATAGAGATGATGTATCACTTAAATATCTCACATATGACTACAAATGATGTGTATGGTGTTGTATCAATATCCTATCCACTAGAAAAGCTAGTGATTGATATTATAGGTGAAAAAGAAAAGTTATATCGTTTTAAAGCTAAATCGAATAAAAATATGCAGCAATTAAAACAAGTCATCAAGCAATATACACCTAGTGAACAAAAAGAAATCATGTATTACATGCAGTCTAATGGTTCAACGATAGATTATAGCCTCATAGAACGCCTACAACGTGATTTATACGCTTATAAGCATAAAGTAAGTGTTGCTACATGATATACGATAAACAAGTGATTAAACAATTTATAATGGACTATCACAAAGAGAAAGCGTCAAATGTTGTAAGCTATGATGATACTGATATAGATGATTTCTTTTCACTGAGTGATGAAGTCGAACCTTTTGAACTAAGTGAGAATACTGGTAATCAAGTGTTCTTTAATGAATTAGATCAGCTTATTTATGCAGTAGGGACTAGAAGGGAATACTACATATTTTTCTTACTATGTGAAGGGAAATCTATGAATGAAATTGCAAAGATATTTGAGTTAAGTAGAGAAAGAATACGTCAACTATTGAATGGTTTATTAGACAAATTAGAGGAGGGATAACATGAGTGATTTAAACCCTAGACAAGAAAAGTTTATATCTGAATACCTAAAGACGTTGAATGTAACACAAAGTGCAATTAAGGCTGGTTATAGTCCTCATACTGCAAGTGTACAAGGCAGTAGATTGCTAAAAAATGAGAAAGTGGCTAAGTACATTGATGAGCAACGTAAGAAAGTGATTGATGAGGGCGTACTATCAGCTAACGAACTACTTCATATCCTAAGTAATGCAGCAGTAGGTGATGAAAGTGAAGTAAGAGAAGTTGTAGTTAAACGTGGTGAATTTCAACGCAACCCAGACACCGACAAAATGAACTTAGTGTACAATGAGCATGTAGAAATGGTAGAAGTACCTATTAAGCCTAGTGATAGATTACGTGCTAGAGATATGCTAGGTAAGTATCACAAGTTATTTACCGATAAAAAAGAACTTTCATATGAAACGCCTGTTATTGTTAATATTGGTGATTGGACAGATGATGAAGAAGAAGAAAAACGAAAGGCAATAGATGAATTACATGAGCAATATCCCAATAGAACAATGATTATTGATGATATACCATTAGAGGACTGATAATCATGTATTCAAAGATAGAACAGATTAATATAAATGATATGTTCGACAGGGCTATGAGCATTAGAGAGAATACAGTGATTACTTATATTGATCTAATGACAGATAAGGAAATAGAGATCTGGAACTCACTAAATGCAGCAGAAAGGGTAGGTATTATACTACCCTTTAATTTAATGTTAGTGAAGAATGGTGTAGATAGAAGAATAGTGCCATCTGTGAAGTTAAATGATGATAGGATATTTATAAATAATAATTAA